ACTTCGGTTAATTCGGCAATTTTCTCAATCGCCGCGTCAAGAGGTGTAGTCATAATTGTTTATTCTCCTACTAAGTTGCTCTAAGTATTGATTCAAACTGCGGGCGAATTCGTCTTCTTCGGCGTTCTCGGCGTGTGGTGAATCATCTATGTTTGACGCGTCGGAAGGTTCAAGCGCGCGCAGTTCCGGTGGTTCTTTATCGTATTGGCGGTAGTGCGCGGAGAGGTGATTGAAGATGCCGCGCCGGTCACTGTCGGGAACATCTATCCCCCCACGTCCCCCTTGTAAGGCTGCCATCGCTGCCGCAACCCCGCGCCAGATGGACGGCCCTATCCCGGTTTTTGCGGGCCGGTGATGGGGCAGTTTCAAGTCCCCGAAAGCCTGTGGTGGGTTGTTGGCAGTCCAGGTGTAGTGATTGGCGATGCGTCGTTTTTCGGCATCACTCAAGTCGTCAAAGGTTTCATCCGTAAAATCGCCCAGGTTGGGCGCACTCCATTCCGCTCCCTCGTCGGCTGTTCCGGTGTCGCGGTAGGGAATGACAGTCTTCGGAAGTGCGGGTAAGTTTTTCGCGTCGTCCACTTCTTCCTCCTCCCCTAATTCTCCCAGGACAGAAGACAGCATCTCGACGGCCTCGCGGATGCGTTTCTCGTTGCGGGCCGAAAGCACACGTCCGCGCTTGGTGATAGGGGCACTCTCTCCCTTCCCCTCCTCCATCATTTCGGTCATATCGTCCAGGTGTCCACCCATTTGAGAGTGTAGTTTCTGCATGGCGGAAACGTGTTCGCCCATGCCTTGCTTGCCGATTAAATTACCGAAGTCAAGCCCCTTAGCTTCTAGGGCTGCGCGTAATGCGTTTTGATTGGCCGGGATAGTGACAATACTCCCCTCTAACATTTCAATTTCCTCAAACAATATCCCGCGTTCAAGCGGCTCCCCGTTTTCGTCACGGCGTGGGCTGCTCTTTTTTGAGATAAAGCCGATGCTCATCGCGTTCAAAAAACCATCTTTCCACAGGTCATGTACCAAGTCGGCGGTTTCGCTAACCCCACGCTTGACGAACTGAAATAGCAACTTGACTCCCCGTCCTGGAATTTTCGCAATTTCCAGCGTGCGAGCGACAACAGCTTTCGGGTCAAAGTAATTATGGCCGAATGGAATGACTGGATTTTTGCCAAGATAATTGCTTACGTCCACCCCATCGGCCAGAATAATATCCTCGTCGCGGTCCACGTCCTCGGTGCTGACAAAGGCTTCATAAATGCCTTCCTCAGCATTGACAGCTTTACTCTCTACGGCATAGGCTTTGTATATGGTCATTTTTCACCTGAAACAAAAAGCGGCGCGAACCGTGTTAGGGTTCGCGCCGCTGTGGTAATCCAAAGGGGCAGTCGGACGTATTCCGTCCGCAATGATAATTGCGTTTAGTATAGCATAATCTGGTTTATTTGCAAAATCCTACCGACATCTCGTCGGGCGGCTTTGCTCCATGCCTAATACCGCTTCGGTACTACGCAGGCAGGCAATCACTTTGCGGCGGTAGTCAAGAAAGACCGGGACCTCGTCCAGCCAGGTAAGCGCGTCTTGCAATGTGGCATGGAGGGCGAGCAGGTTATCACGTTGGACGCGGGTCAAGGGCACCACACTGGAATTATTCTCTCGGTGCACCACAGTTGGGGCATATACCGGATCAACGTCCAGGATAATCAAGCCAGCCTCATTTTGGTAAACATCTATCTCACCATCAAAATAGCGCGTTTCGTAAGACGGGTATATTTTGGCGCTAGGGGAGGATTTTGCCAATTTATCAATCAGTTCAGAGACGATCATTTCTCATCAACCTTTGTTGTACCGTCGAGATCAAACAGGGTTCGGCGATATACGCGCCATGTGCTTTTTCCAGATATTTTATCTCGCTTGTAGACGAGTGCATATCCGTTTTTCTCGAGGGTGTTTTTTAGCGAAGTGTGTCCCGCAGAGACACCCAGGACAAACGCCAAAATGAAAACGACTAGCAGGGTTATAGTTTCCATTGGTAATGGTCGGACGTATTCCGTCCGAGCTCTTCTTGTTCATAATTCGGGTATTTGAGAACACAAGCAGTTAATAATGTTGCCTGGACTACCAGCCGGATCACCGGGGTATTCCAGGCTCTCGCCGCCCACAGTATAAGTTTCGTCAAGCTCAACTGTCTGCCCGTGCGCCTCGGCATGTTCTGGGCGCGTTCGGTTACTGAGTGCGCTGATCCAGGTCTTGCCCTTGACCACCCCCGATTGTGTCCAGCCCTCAAGTGACCCAGAGTTGTCTGCCCCGGTCATCGTTGTCCTGGCGATCCGTTCGGTTTCAAAGTCCGATTTCCGGCCAGCAAAATAGTCGTTGAGTAATTCTTGAGTGGCAACAATCCCAAGCCCGTCGCGCTCGGCTTGTTCAATAATATCTACAATCCCTAGCCAGGTGGTATTGCTGGTCTTCCTGGCAACCTTTTCCAAAATAGCGCGGACAGCTCGCACTGCAAACTCGGATGGTTCAAGCGTTGGGAAGTCTTCGGGAGATAAATCTACCAGTTCCAATAGGGCAGCGTTAGAGAAGACAGCAAGCACATCCTCGCGAAAACGTTCCTCGAATTCGTCCGCCCATTCATCCTCGTCAAACAGGTCGGAAGGTGGGGGAATGTCTTTGTCGGACGTACCCGTCCGCGCTTGCTTGAATTTGCCACGTCCATAGCTGCGGTTGTTACGGAGTTTGCGTAACACATCGTTTTGTTGCTCCTGGAAGAAACGTTTTAGTTTCCGCTGCATCTTCTCAACCGGTTCGTCAATGCGCGCCTGTTTGCCTTCCCACAAAGTTTTGTGATCCTGGCTGCCATAAGGCGGAGTTTTGATGATTTGTTTCCCGTTTAGGGCCAATCTAATAGGTGGTGAACCGCGCGGCTCGGTTGTGATCCCGACTAAATCGGCGGCCTGGCCGGGGGTAAAACCAGCTCTTAGGGCAATCTCCATTACAGAAAGTTGTGCTTGTAAATCGCGCAGGCGTTCTGCGATACTCTCATCTTCGGGCGGCAAGTTCAATCTGTCGCGTGCCTCATTACGTCCCACGACTCCGTATTGCAAATGATAGCCGAAAATTTCGGGGTCAGTTGTCTCCCCATCTGGTGAGGCAGTATCACTCACGGTTGCGCTATCATCAGATGAAACGCCGGAAAGTGAAATCATCCCGTTTGGCAAATACCCCACATCGCCGCCGGGTTGATCAGGCAATCCCAACCCAAGCCATTCGTTCAAGGCATTTATTGCATAACCCCGGCTTGCCAGGATGTTCAGTTGCTCGATTTTCTCGGTTACATTCTCCTGTAGTTCAGGGACATTGGAGTAGTCGGTTTCGATCCGTTCATCCGGCTTGAGTTTGCCAACTTTGCGGAAAAAGCGGGTCAGCGTATCATCTCGCAATGAGTTGATCGGCATGATGGTCAACGTCCATAAAACCGAGCGGGCCGTGTCGAAGTTCTCGTATGTATCGCGTCCGAACCCCATGATTTCATCCGGGACGCCAAATATCGCACCGATTTCATCGCGGCTAAACTCGCGTTGAGCCAACCATTCCATATCTTTGGGCCGGAATGTCAAGGTCTTGATGTCTGATACCCCCTGCTCCAGCACGATTGGCCGGTGCTGGTTCTGCCCTCCGTGCTTCATCATCAGGCGCAACTCCATCTCGTCGCGCTCTGTCGCGGTCAATCCCTCCGGCGTAATCACTGCGTAGTCAGGCCGGGCGTTATTTTTGAAAAACAGTCTTGACCAGACCTGCGCCAATTGGTCAATAATGATACTCAGCCGAATGGCCGTGATGGGGGCTAACCCGCGCCAGGGGTTGAGTGGATTATAAAATTTCAGGTGTACAAACTCTTCGGGTGGCAGATTATAGGGAGTGCTCTCACCGTCGTCTATACGATAATATGCTATGCGCTTATAGCGTTTTCCGCCCTCCCCCGGTTTGAGTGTGAAGTCAGGCGGTGGGCGGTTCCAAAGTTCCTTGTAGCGCGCGCCAGCTTTGACCGCTTCAAGTCCGTGTTCCCCACCTAACAGCATGTCCGTCGCCCATGCGCGCCATAAATCCGCCGGGCTGGTTTCTCCGTTGGGATTGGCAAGCAGCTGGCTGATCTCGTGGCTGGGCTGGGCTTCGCTTTCGCGCTCATCACCCTTCACGACACGCACGGGCAGGGGGCAGGCGTTATCGGCAATAATCTTGACTGCTTTGTGTACCCAGGCTTGAGTCTGATAATAGCCGGCCGATTCGCCGTAATCCGACTGCGGCAATGGGCCTTCCATCCCCGATTC